GACGGCGAAACACAACCGGGTCAGAGTATGTACTCTTTCCCTGTTGACCGCTGCTCGGGTAGGGGCACGCCTAGATGGAGTCAGAGAGTTGCTACGCAACCCCCTGTCTCCATTACGCCCGCTTCCGATGCTGCCTGTAAACCCAAGGTGTCCTCTCGGACCCAAGGAAGCAGAACGGTCGGTGGCTCAGTCCTTCCACACAAATGATTCCCTATTGACAACCAATGCAACGAACAAGGTAGAAGACCAAAATGAACACCTAACGGAAGTTCTGAAGGAACCCCGAGGTGCGGAGAGCAAACATCCTGCAAACCCGAACAAGCCTATTGTGGAGCCGACAGCTAAAAAGGTAGCGTGGCTTCGCGACCAGGGAAGACAACTTGCCCTGAGGCGGAACGAACGGCGTGATGTCGAACTTGCGTGGAGGGTGATCCAGGCGGCCATTGCCACCACTGGTTTCACTCATCTCCAAGTCGATAAACACGCCGATCGCGAAGCTCTCCACGGAGTGTGTAGGCTTGCTTGGTGGCTGGCGAAAACCGCTAACGGTTCAGGGATCGATTGCGCATTCCGGACACTCAAGTCGTGGACATCCCAGTCCAGGCGTTGGGTGATCGAGTGCGTGCGTCCTGAAGGGCGGCGAGGAGGCTTGGCACGTTTCTTACGTGGGACACTCCGGTCCCTCGTGGATAAAGATGTCAATGCGCTCCAGATGTCTTATATCGGCCGTGCGCTGCCTTTGGGTGGTGTGGCGGTTGAGGTGAGAGCTCTCCAGAAGCATTGGGAGGATGTTAGAACTGAAGTTAAATGTCCAAAGGAAATTCTAGATAAAGCTCGCAATTTCGGACGGATGTGGGCCCAGAACTATTTGGGCAAGCCTACCTTATCCCATGCGGGTACGGGAGACGGCTCCTGCCAGGAGTCGGTCAGATCCCAAGGTGGCACTCTCGCATACACCCGCGAGAAATCCTACGAAATTGACGAGTCATTGAAAGAAGAGTACCGTCTTAAAGCAATGCAAACGACGACTGATCTAACCATATGCGATGCCGATATCGTCGCCCGGGAGGCCGCGTTCCGAGACTTGCAACTCGCGGAGTTGCGGAGTCAGTTGGAGAAAAGGCCTTATCCCGTGTCGCGTGTTTGCGCGATTCCCGAACGGGGTTGGAAATCCCGGGTGGTCACCCGGTCCCCGTGGGCCCTAGTACAACTTGGGCATCCGATTCGGCGTTGGTTATTGGATGGATTGAAGCGCGATCCCAGATCCGGGTCCCTGAAGGATGGGTCCCATCAAGCAGTTGTCCAGACGGTGTTCGCTGGACCACGGAGGTCGGAGAGTCGGACGATTATGTCCGCAGACCTGACTGCTGCCTCTGATTTGCTCCCCTTAGATCTTGTGGGTGCAATCGCGGAAGGAATCATGGACGCCAAAAGAGACGAAGTCCCGGAGTGGTACGAG